TATCAAAAATTAAGTTCAACAAATACATTAAGTGAAACACAAATTGAATTATTTAAAAATCGCAAACAAGAACTAACAAAATAATGGAAAAGAAAGACAAAGTATTCGCAGATGGTATTATCTTCAAGCGCAATGATAATGCTCCAAGCTTCGCCATTGGCAAGCTATCGTTCAAAGTAGAGGATGCAATCAAATTCCTACAAGCAAACGAAAAGAAAGGATGGGTTAATCTTAACATTAACCAATCGCAACAAGGCAAGTATTATATCGAAGTAGATACTTGGGAAGCAAATGGATTTCAAAAGAAGGAAGCTCCAGTAGAAATACCAGTTCCAACTACTCACAACGATAATTCGCCATTACCTTTTTAGCCATGATATTTAAACTTAATAACTTATATAAATTTACTTGGGAAGACCATTACAAGGGAGATTATAACGGCTACCAACGAGAATTCTATCATGTTAAATCTTTCAAAAGCCAAGAAGAGGGCGATGCTTATTATCAAAGTATGATTGTTGGCAACTTCTCAAAAGGCATTCTTGATTACGATGATGCTTACGATGAAGCTTTAGCGACTGGGGATGCAGAAATTATAGAAAATTACATTTTAAAAAACACTTACTATTATGAAAATTAGAAAATTAGACCTTTATAAAGAAGTAGCGGATCGGTTAAACTCGAAAGGAGTTAAGCCATTTTCAGCAAGGGAATTTAATATGCCATTGGTTCAGCAAGTAGTTTACGGCAAGGTTCGCAACGAAGATGTTATGGCTGAAATTAAAGAGCTAATGCTCGAAAAGCTTCATGGCTCAAGGTAAGAACTCAAATCACGAAAGACATACGGAGTTTATGGCTTTTGTAGGACTCTGCGGAATTATCGCTTGCTGGATCATTTACTTAATCTTTTATTTATTCAAACTTTAAATAATAATAAAAATGGAAACAATAACTAAATCAGTAATAAAATTGTCTGAAATACCAGAAGAATTAAGAAAGACTTTTGGTTTAAATTTTGATAGCGATTTAATGCGGTACAATACTTACAAAGAATATCATATTGATGATTCAGAGTATGATGCTTTGACATTATGGCTTCTTAATAAATATCCAACATTAAAAAGAAAGATTAGTTTTTTAATTCATATTGATTAAATAAGACTATGACACCGAAAGAAAAAGCTTATGAATTAATATCTAAATATCTGATTATTCAGGATGAATGGTACTTAGAGAAATTAGTTGATGGACTAAGGATTGCCCAAGCTAAAAAATGTGCATTAGTTGCAATAGACGAGGTATTATTTGTATTAGATGAAATAGATTATAATATACATACTGATAGCGGAATTAAATTTTACAATAAAGTTAAACAAGAAATAGAAAAGCTATGAAAGAGCTAACCTTTAACCAATGGCAAGAACATCTCGCCAAAGAATTACAAAATAACTATCGTAAACTAAAACTTATTAAAGATGAGAAGCTTCAAAAAGTATCACGAAGAAAACAGTCAAATTTACACAGAGTTTAAGCGTTTAGCATTCCAACTTATTAACAGAGGTTATAAGCATATTGGCGCAAAGCAGATATTCGAAGTAATCCGCTGGCAAACAATGATCTCGGGAAACGATGGATATAAGCTTAACAATTCTTATACATCCGACTACGCAAGATTATTTGAAAAAGAACATCCAGCATACGAAGGAATATTTCGCAAAAGACTTGTAAAGTTCAAAGAAGATTAATATCTTGTAATACAATAAGCCAAGCGGGTGGTAGCACTTGGGTTATTTTAAAGGGTTAAAAAAACCGAAAGCCAGCTTTGCTCTACCACGCATTGTCTGGCTTTTTTATTTTATTATGGCAAAGTTAAAGATCGCTAACAAGTTTGCTACTGTTCCAAATTTACTTTTGAATGATAATCTTATCACACTAAAAGCAAAGGGATTGTATGCTTACATTCAGTCAAAGCCTGACAACTGGGAGTTTTCAGCAGAAAGAATTTCAAGACAATTACGAGAGGGGTTACCAAGCGTTAAATCTGCCTTACAAGAGCTTGAAGTTAATGGTTATCTAAATCGCAGAAGATACCAAAACAACAAAGGATTTTGGGAGGTAGAATATATCTTGTTTGATAATCCTACGATTGAAAATCCTATGGCGGAAAACCTGCTATCAGGAAATCCTACACAGGAAAATCCTATAGTAGGAAAACCATCAAATAATACAAATAAAGAATTTAGTAATAAAGAATCTATTAAAGAAAGTATAGAAAGAAAAGTTTCCAAATTTTCAGAATCATTAGAAGAATATAGGTTTGAATTAGGGAATGAATACGAAAGATTTTTTGACTATTGGACTGAATCAAATGAAAAAGGAAAGTTAAAATGGGAATTTGAAAAAACTTTCGAAATTAGCAAAAGAATAAAAACTTGGTTATCACGATCTAAAAACTATAACAATGGAAATTCAAACAACGAACCGAAACTTGGAACAAGTGCAGCAAGAATGGAAGCCCTTAAGAAGTGGGGACAATCCTTTAGCGGAGAAACTTATACAAGCGACAATAGGTGAAACTTTGCGTTTAAGCAACGATAATGATTTGACTAAGGTATTGAGATACTCTATGCTATTAGTTGGCTTACGCGCAAACAATATGCCAAATGAGGAAGAAAGCTTTGTATTGCTTAATTTTATTAAAACTAACTTTCCAAATATTACCATTGCTCAAATCAAACTTGCCTTTGATATGGCAGTATCTGGTAAGCTTGGAATAGATGCTAAATGCTATGAGAACTTCTCTTGTGAATTCTTTGGCAGAATAATGGCAAGATACTTAGAATTCTCAGCAGAGGAAACAAGGATCATAAGCCAAAGAGTAGTTGAAGATGAGCCATTGCCTAAGCCAAGTCAAGAAGAATTAAAAGCACAAGCGATAATCAACGCTAATGACTATGCTCATAGTTTGGCAAACGATAAGAAGTTTAAATGGTATGAGGGAGGTTTAAGCTCATTGTATGACATAGCTAAGGAAACTGGAATACTTCGATTATCAGGCGAGGAAAAGCAAGAGATATGGAGTAAGTGCAATGGCGATGTAAATTTGGCTAAGGTGCAAGGTTATAAAAAATTTATTCAGAACTTGGCAGACTTCGATGTAAGATTAGATAAAGCTGGGAATATTAAACCTATCGAATAATGAAAGAAATTAATCATAAATCGAATATTATAAATGATCAATATACTAATTATATATATGATTCGTATGATATTCAAAACAAGGAATTTACATCTGTTAAAATCAATTATCAATTAGATAATTTAAACGAATTTGATTGGAATATAATTGTAATTTTTGGTGGAAGTGGAAGTGGTAAAACTTCTATTTTAAATAATTTAGGAGAAATTAAATATCCAGAATTTAAGAAAGACATTACTTTGATTTCAAATTTTGATTGGTTAGATCCAAAAGATGCTACTCATTTACTTACTTCTGTTGGATTATCATCTGTTCCTACTTGGCTAAGACCATTTGAAACTTTATCAAATGGAGAGCAATATAGAGCAACTATTGCCTACCTAATTAGTAAAGCAAAAGATGGAGAAATAATTTTAATAGATGAATTTACTTCTGTTGTTAATAGAGATGTAGCCAAATCAATGAGTTTTGCTATTCAAAAATACATTAGGAGAAATAATAAGAAAGTAATTTTTGCTTCTTGCCATTATGATATATTTGATTGGCTAATGCCTGATTATGTTTTATCACCAGAAAAAGGAGGCGCACTTGAAAAAGGCGAATGGCTTAGGCAAGGAAAGCCAAGTATTGAATTATCAGTTTATAGATGCAAACCTAAAATTTGGGACTTGTTTAAAAAGCATCACTATTTAACAGAAGAAGTAAATGAAGCTTATATTTTTTTATTATTTGAATTAAACAATAAACCTATTGCCATAAATGTTTTAGGAATACAAGTAGGAAAGACAGATTGTTTTAGAAGTTACAGAGAAAGCCGAATAGTTGTATTACCAGATTATCAAGGTATGGGATTAGGAAGTAAAATTTCAGAATTTAGTGGAGCAATTTCAAAAAGCATTAATTGTAACTATTATACAAAAACAAGCAATCCAGCATTAGGAGAATACAGAAACAAATCAAATAATTGGATAGGAACTGGACACAATGGTAAAATAAGAAATGACAAAGTTGATCCAAATAACAAATATAACAAACTTAGAAAAAGTATTCACTATTGCCATAAGTATATTGGAGAATCAATTTCTGGATATGAAGAACTATTATTACCAATAGAAAAATTAAGATATAAAGAGGAACATAAATTTCAACTAACATTATTTTAAAATGAGAAAGCTAATATTAATCGTAATTGGAATACTTGCATTGTTAAGTTTATATACAATAGAAAAAAGTAATGCACCGAAGAAAAGAGTATATTTGAAACTGGTAGAAGAAGACTTCCATGATGACTTTGATTCTACTTATTATGTTTACGGAAACAGAACTGATACTTTTAAATTGAATCACAAATGCAAAAACTAATATTTATATGTACAATATTATGTACATCTTGTGAGGTTCATGAGCCACCAAAACCGATCAGTGTAGAAAAACTTACAAAGTCTTATTCGATTAATTATCAACCACATACAGGGGTATTTAATCCGCAGTATTTACCAAACTTAAAATACAATGGGAAATGAATTTGTCACCTACGAGCAAGCATTAGCCTTAAAGGAATTAGGGTTTGACGATATGTGTTTTTGTTATTTTGATAATGAAAAAGAACTAAGAACCTGTATTGGATTAAACAATTGGAGCAGTCACGAGGGTTTCCCGTTATTTGTTTCAGCACCACTTAAACAACAAGTATTTAGATGGTTTAGGGAGAGGTATGAATTTTTAATTATTATTAGAGATATTGAAATTATAGCATCTGATAAAAGTGGTTATCGATGGAAATGGGTAATTTTTAAGCTAACAGATGATATTTACATTGCTGAAGATAAGTCCATTTTAGGAAGTCTTACCTACGAAGAAGCAGAGAATGCTTGCATTGATAAACTTTTGGAGATTGCTAAACAACAAGACAATGGTAAATAAACAAACGGCAGTAGATTTTGCAATAGAGCAACTAGAGAAATTGATACCAAGTGGTAATCAAATAGCAATTTTTGTTATCAAAGAACAAGCCAAACAAATGGAGAAAGAGCAGATAAAAGATGCTTTTACTGATGGATGTATTGGAGAGTTGTACGAATTAAATGCTTATTATACATCAGAAAAATACTACGAAGAAACCTATGGTACTAAGAAAAAAAAACAAGACAGTGAAGCGTAAATATATACAATTGTCTTCTATTCCTGTTATTGGAATGTTATATCATGTTTCTTGGAGTAGCTCAAAAGCTGTTGTAGGTAAATGTATGTCAATTGATTTAGATAGAAATGAAGTCATTCTTCGTTCTCCCAAAAGTAAAATTTACTGGAAACATGCTGTGAAATTTAATGATTTATTATTAATAAGAAAAGAACAAATTAAACAACAAGACAATGGCAAATAAACAAACGGCAGTAGATAAACTATACATACACCTATTGGGTATTGTTAGTTTTGATTCCGAACAATTAAGAAATATGTATGAAGAATCTTTCAAACAAGCCAAACAAATGCACAAAGAGCAGATAGAAAATGCTTTTGATGCTGGATATTTTAATCATGAAGTATTATTTTATGATAATGCAGAAGAATACTACAACGAAACTTATGGCAAATAGAGCAGAAACATTAACACAAAACGAGTTGCATTGCCCTAATTGTAATTACGATTATGCCAATGATAATTTGATTGAACGATTTAATAGATCGGGAAATGCTAAGTCTATAAACTTACGATGCGATTGCAAGCAATTATTAGCGTTTAAAAAGCTTTCTAATTTCTTTAAGATATACGACATTACTGAAATAAAGAAGCGAGATAATGCAAGAGAGAAACTCAAGCGACAAGGTAAGCTTCGCAAAGAATATCGTAATCATTGGAATCTAAGACACGATAATTACTTAACTTGTTACTGGTGCAATTACGATAACGACTTGCAAGGAGTTCAAGATATGTTTAAAGCTTTTCCATTGAAAGATAGGATTCATTATTCTTGCGATAAATGCAATAGGAAGTCAAGCATACAAATTACTTCAAGAGGATTTTATGTGATGCACCCAGCTGATAAGCATAGATATCTTCGGAATGTAGCAAAAGGAACTGCAAGATTAATCACTTTAAAAGACCATATTTAGCAATGTTACTAACAATCAAAGGACAAGTTCCAAGTAAGAGCAATGGCTATCGCATAGCTAATAATCGCTTGTTTAAATCAAAAGAGTTAAAGGAGTACGAGGAGGCATTTGCTTGGCAAGTTGCTAAGGAATACAAAATTACTGGAATAGCTTATGAAAATAAGTTTGGAGTTTCAATGAGAATTTTCTTTCAGTCTAATAGGTCAGATTTAGATAATGCTGCAAAAGTTATTCTTGATTGTTTGCAATCTAATTCAGTTGTAAAAAACGATAGAAATTGCTGGCAGTTGCAAATGACAAAAGAAATAGATAAATTGAATCCAAGAGTTGAGTTGTTTATTTACGAACTTGAATAATCATTTTTTATCAATATGGCACCAAAAGAAAAAGCAAAAGAGTTAGTAGATTTACTTTATCCTCATGTTTATTCAGTTGTAGGAAAGGCTGCTGCATTAGATGTAGTAAATTTAATAATAGATTCTTTTGACAAAGATATTATTTATTGGCAAGAAGTTAAAAAAGTATTAGAAGAACAATATCTACCAAGAAAGCAATGAAAAAGCAAAGAAAGCATTACTACCGGTCAGCAGATAAGACCATTTATGTTGAAATTGATTACGACAAACTATTTCACGACCATTATTCACAAGAGGGAAAGAAGCGATGGTTACTCGGAGCAGACACGGATCGCATCGAAGCATTTTTAAAAGGTAGAGGTTATGTCAAAATAAATAAGCAACAACATGACAAGTTTAGAGAAACTCTTACCATCGAATTACCAACAAGCCCTATATTGGATAGATGAGCAATTAACAAAACCAAACAAGTTTAATATCAATCTTGGAGGAGGCATAATTATTCTTGATTTGCATAAGTGCTTAGAGGTAAAGAAAGAAAGGATATTGCATCTTGAAGGATATAACCAGAAGTTAAATTTTTTACAAACCAAAATTATTAAAGACCATATCAAATGAAACTATCAGACAAAGAAACTATTATTATTTACGCTGGATTAACCAATGCGTTAATAGATCATATCGACAATGACTTCCGTAGAACGGTATTCAATCGCCAAAGTTTAAAGTACAAAAGCAAGGCAGTTCTTCAGGAACTTGAAAGCATAACAGATAAGCTTTACTCAATGGATGCAAGCGAGGAGGCTGTATCTCAGCACATAGAAGCTGGCGATATAATGCTAAAATTTTTTAGGCTCGGTATCGCAATGGCTGAAATGGATTCGGTTAAACACGAAGGATTAAATACTCAGCTAAACATACTTTTAAAAAGTTATGGAGTTGAAAGCTTGGATTTTTAAATAATTATTCTAAACTTGTGATTATGAAAGAGTTAGTTGACCATCCCGAACATTATCAAGGTAAGCGATTTGAAGTTATTGACATCATTAACGACTACGACTTAAACTTTGAACTTGGGAACGCAATTAAGTATATCTTGCGAGCAGATAAGAAAGGGAATAAAAAGCAAGATTTAGAAAAAGCTTTTTGGTACATTAATTATGAGCTATCTAAATTCAGAGGATAAACGGCTAATAATAGAAGCTATCTTGGTAGGAATTATCGAGGTAGCTTTTATCGCTTATATGACCTACCTTATCTTTCAAGAGAAAAAGAAACTATGAATGCTTCGCTTAGAAATGAATTGATTGCAAAGCTATATCAAAGCAAAGAGATCACTTCAGCTTTGAATAAGATGCAACCAGCTTCAATCAGAGAAGAACTTAAACAAGAGATGTTTATTTCACTTTGTTCAATTTCAGATGAGAAGTTCTTTTCGATTTATAATAATAATGGACTACCTGGTTTAAAGTATTGGCTTGTCAGATGTATGCTTAATATGATTTATTCAACATCATTAAACCAACCATTCTTTAGGAACTTTAGAATGAAATGGGAATCACTTGATGGAATAGAAAATTTAAGCGATACTTCTAATTCAAATCACGATTACAAAGAAATGCTATTTAATAAAATAGATGAGAATCGAAAATTGTTATCTTGGTATGAAAATGAAATGCTTAATACTTACATTGATTTAGGTTTTAATCAAACAGAAATTTCAAGGCAAACCAAAATACCATATCAATCAATCGTTAAAACAATTCAAATAATTAAAAAGAAAATACGAGATGAGTGATAACTTAAAGCCAGAAGAAAGAGCCAAGTCAATATTAAACAATTCGTTGTATTTTACTGGTAATCATTCATTGTCAAAAGAACTTTCGCTTTGGATTTGTCAATTGATTGTGGATCAAAAACTAAAAATTGATGATAAGATTTATTGGTCATTAGTTCAAGAAGAATTATATAAATTATGATAATTTTAGCCTCCGCTTGCTTTGCTATTTTCTTTGTATTGAATGGATTGAATAAAACATTCTATGTGGATACAAAGCCATTTAATTGTATTCCTTGCTTATCTGCGTGGACTGCATTTGTTTTATTCTTTATGCCAGAATGGATTGTAAATTTTGTTCTTGCAATGTTTGGTTCGGGAGTATTAGGAATGATTGGATATAGATTAATGATTAAATTATGACACAACAGGATATTGATTTTATTGAAGCTCATATAATTGAATTTGAAGCAGTTAAATTAGGATATACTCGAAATATCCAATTTGATGTATTGGATGAATTCCAACGTATTTATCAACGCAATTTAGATTCAAGATTTGTATTGAATGCGTGGTGTGGTGCTTGTGTTTATGATATGCTTAAACGATTAGGTGCACATTATGAGGGATTTAAATACATTCAAAAAAAGCAATTAGCTGATAAACCTACCGAACAACCAACTGAATTACCAAAACGTGGAAGAAAACCAAAGCAAACTTAGAATCTTAGCATTAGGTTCAAGATATTCTGGAGTAACATATCACAGATTAGCAATGCCATTGTCTATTATGGCAAAGGAATACTGCCTAATTACGGATGTATTTACCGAAGAATTACTAATAGAAAAGAATATTAACTTAGTTGTAGTAAATAGATTTATTGAAAACTACGCTTTAAATGACTTGCTTGCCTTAAAAGCAAAGCACGGATTCAAATTAGTTGTAGATATTGATGATTATTGGGAATTATTTGACCAGCATTTATCAAGCAAAGGATACAGAACTTATCGGATAGCTTCGGTAATCAAGAACTATATTAAGAATGCAGATTTAGTTACTTGTACTCATTCGAGATTATGGGCAGAGATTATTAAGATTAATAAGAAATGCGAGATATTGCCTAATGGGTTGCCATTTGACAAGGATCAATTTACCGAAGTTAAGATTCCGCACGAAACAATCAATATAATTCATACCGGAAGTATTACTCACTTCCCTGATATTAAGCAATTAAAGAATCCAATGCGTGAGCTTGCTAAGTCTAAATCGTTTAGGGATTCAACGAAAATGATTCTTTGCGGATGGAATGATTTTAACAAATGGCATTGGCAACAAATGGCTGATATTTATACTGCTGAGAAGAAACTTAATCACGAGATTCTACATTCATTAAATGTAGAATTATATATGAATTTCTACAATGAGGCAGATATGCTCATAGTTCCTTTGCTTGACAATAAATTCAATCGAATGAAGTCAAATCTGAAAGCATTGGAAGCTGGAGCAAAACGAATTCCAATATTGACTTACAATCGTGATCCATACGCTGATATTCCAACGATATTCCAAGTAGAAGATTGGGCGCAAGATATTAAACAAATGGCATTCAGTAAGCAAATGAGAGAAGATTATGGGCAAAGAAATGGCGATTATGTACGAGAACATTATGACATCTTCAAAATTAATGAGTCCAGAAATGCTATTTATAATAGATTAATCCAATAATATGCCGGTTATAAAGTGTTCCAATGGAAAATGGAGAATAGGGAATGGTCAATGTATTTATGATACTGAAACGAAAGCAACAGAAGTCTGGAAAGCTATACTTGCAAGTGGAGAATATAGCGCAGATAGTAATAAGGTTTCTTTCGACTTTGATGACACTTTAAGTACCGATAGAGGTCAAGCATTAGCTAAACAAAAAATAAGTGAAGGCAAGACTGTTTATATAATTACTCGCAGACAACATTCTGCAAGCGAAGAGGTATATAAGATTGCAGATGAGTTAGGTATTCGACATTCAAGAATTTATTTTACTGATGGTAAAATGAAATGGGAAACAATCAAGCGGTTAAATATTGGAACTCATTACGATAATAACCAACAAGAGATTGATTTAATCAATAATAACACAGACACTAAAGGAATTAAATTTTGAGTGCAACTGAAAAGGAGTTTTTTGATTATGAATTAAGCATAGGAGTTACTCCAGAGAATCCTGAGTATTTTTTGCTTATGGATTCTGTTGCTAATATAATCAAGAACTATGCAAGGAATGTGATTGAGATAGGTGCTGGAATGGGAACGCTTGGCGAATGCTTAATTCACAAAGGATGCGATTACTACGGAATTGAACCTAATACTTATCATCGTAATTTTGCAAAGTCAAGAGGCATTGAATTACACGATTTAAAAGGTTATCCAAGTCATTGCCAAATGATTGTAAGCATTGAGGTACTTGAACATCTTACAGATGAGCAAATCAATGAATATTTGGAAAGTATTGAAGCTCAATATTTTTATTTGAGTTCTACTCCACATAGAACTACAAAAGAATTTGATGAATGGTGGGGGCATATTAATATAAAATCAGAAGAAGAATGGATTGCTTTCTTTGCTGAATATGGATATAGCGTTTATCAAAAATTAACTATTCCAACTGAATGGAGCTTATTATTTAAGAAATGAAAACTGGCAGACCTATAAAGAATATTGATGTTGAACGATTAATGGAATGGGCAAATGCTTACATTGATTATTGTCTTAATAATACGAAAGAAGTTGCAACTGCTTCGGGGGTTAAAGAGATAAAAGAAAGACATTTACCTACTATCAATTATTTCCTTTTGATTTGGCTACCAAGACAGAACTTTGAGTTCTATAATCGCCAATGGTATTATAATATTATGAAAAATTCTGAGCATCCTTGCCACGAGGCAGTCAAAGAGATTGATGAGATGTTTAGGGCATTAGCTGCTGATGTAGTAGCTAATGAGGGTAAAGGTATCTTCTACGCTAAGAATCTATTAGGGTGGACAGATAGAGCAAAGAATGAAGAGAAACAAGAAGTAATCATAAGCTTTGCAGACGAAAATAACACTTCCGAAACCGCACACTAATCAAGCCAAAGTTTTAAATTCTAAGGCAAGATTTAAAGTGTTAATGTCTGGTAGAAGATGGGGTAAATCTCTTATCTGCCAAGTAATTACTTGCATCGAAGCGATGAAAGGAGGGAGAGTAGCGTATATCACTCCTACTTATCAGCTTGCAAAAGTATTCTTTGATGAGCTTGCACGATTGCTCCCAAGTAGTGTAGCAACTCCTAATAGATCGGACTTAACATTTAAGCTAATTAGCGGAGGCACAATCAGATTCTTTACCGGAGAAAGACTTGATAACTTGCGTGGTTTAAAGTTTCACTATGCAATCATTGATGAAGCTTCATTCATTCCAAATTTAGAGGATGGGTGGCAGAACTCAATTCGACCAACGCTTACCGATTATCAAGGTAAAGCTATATTCCTTTCTACACCTAAAGGTAAAAATTTCTTTTATTCTCTTTACCTTAAAGGTTTAGAAAATGAGGCTGAATGGGAAAGTTTTAAATATACAAGTTACGACAATCCTCATATCTTAGATTCAGAGATTGATGCAGCGAAAGCAGAACTACCGAATGTAGTATTCGAACAAGAGTATATGGCTAATCCAGCTGAGAACTCTGCTAATCCATTTGGCAGTCAAGCGATTGCTAAATGCGTTTCGAGTATGTCGTTAAATCCTATTAAATGCTACGGAATTGACTTGGCTAAATATAATGACTGGACAGTAATAATAGGCTTGGATAACGCTGGGAATGTAGCTTATTTTGAACGATTTCAAGCAGATTGGTCAAGCACTCAAAATAAAATCCGTAATTTACCTAAAGCACAGATGTTGGTGGATGCTACAGGAGTTGGCGATCCTATAGTTGAACAATTACAACGAGATGGATTAGATATCGAGGGTTTTAAATTTACAAGTCAAAGCAAGCAAGAAATAATGCTTGGATTGCAAGTAGCGATTCATCAAGAAAAGATTCATTATCCAGATGGAATGATTCGAGAGGAACTTGAGATATTTGAGTACCAATATAGTTCGCATGGAGTAAAGTATTCTGCTCCATCTGGCTTTCACGATGACTGCGTTTGCGCATTGGCATTAGCTTGGCGCAAGTTTGATTTTAAGTCTGGAAGTGGCCGATATAGTTTTGCCTAATTTTAGCTATTTATAAATATGAATTGGAGTAATGTAAGCGTTTGGCAATGGCAACAATTAGCCAAAGTATTAACAAAAAAAGAAGGCGATACTGAATTAGATATTGCAGTAAAGACCTTATCCGTTCTGACAAATAGAACAGAAAGCCAAATTGATTCTTTAAGTTTAAAAGAATTAACTGAACAATTAAAAGAAATTACATTTATTACCGATAGCCAACCAGATGCAAAACCAGTTAAATATATAAAAGTTAATGGTAAAAAATATAAATGCATCTATGACATTCGCAATATGCCTTATGCAAGGTATATGGAAACAAAGTTCTTTGGGAATGATGTGGTAAATAATGTACATAAAATTGCAGCATCAATGGTTATTCCAATGCAAAAAACTTGGTTAGGATGGAAAGAAGATAAATATGATGCAAGTAAACATGAAGAATATGCAAATGATTTATTAGAAGCATCCTATGAATCAGTTTATGGATCAGTTGTTTTTTTTTGTCAAATATACATTCAATCGATAAACAATTTATCGGATTATTTGAAACAGAAAATGAAGCAGAAAGCGAGAACGAAAACGGAGGAAGAGAAATCCATAGCAATTTTATGCAGCGTTTTGGATGGATTTTCCAAGCTACCATCATTGCCGAACATGAAAAAATAAAACTTAAAGAAGTATATGATTTACCAACTATACAGGCTTTAAACGATTTGAGTTATTTAAAAGCTAAAAGTGCTTATGATACAAATGAAATTAATAAGATAAATGGCAAGCGTTAATAAAAGTAAAACCGATTCTGCTTTATTTGGTTTAGGAGTTGAACGAGGAAAGTTCGACCTTCAACTAACTAATGTTGAAGAAATTTTTATTGAATCTGCTAAAATGTTTATCACATTAGCAAAAAAAAGATTAAAACAAAAGAATAAAATTGATACAGGCAATTTAGATGATTTAGTAATCACTAATATTTCTAATGATAATAGCAAATTTGGAATTCAGATAGGTTATGAAGATGGTAATCCAGCTATTAACTATTATGATTTTCAAAATAAAGGAGTAAAAGGAGTAAAGTCTAATAGGCCAAATTCTGAATATAAATTCCAGTCATTAAATGTTTCGAATAAAATGATTCAAGCAATAATGAAATGGTATTTAAGACATAAAAATTATGTTAAGAATGAAGACCAAAGAAAGAATTTAAGTGCTTTACAAAGAAAAAGAAGAAGTATATCCCAAGCTGCTAAAAGTCAATTTTTTGTAATTAAACCTTTAGCAATAGCGACTGCTATTAATATTAAAAAGAAAGGAATTGCAAGAATTGGTTTTATAGATGATAATATTGATTTAGTATATAATGAAGCATTTGCTCAAAAAGTTGGAGCAGCTTTAGGTAAAGATTTTATAATTAGCATTATTCAAGAATTCAATGGCAATAACAATAACAAGTAGCCCGGGAGCATATTCATCAGCATCAGATTCGATGTGGATTGTATGCTCTTCAACTAATTCAACTCAATCGTCTTTCAAATATGTATTTGATTTATCAGTTGGTGGCATCACAATCGCCACAATTAAAATATTCCCAGATTCAGGAGGTTACGGAGTATTCGATACAGCTCCCATTATCCGAAACTACTTTAGTAGCACATTTATCCCAAACGGAAGTGGATTGCTCCAAGGCGCATCTGATGGATTACACATTGACTACACGGTTAATTTCGGAGAAGAATATGGTGGAACTACTTACACAAATTTAACTTCTGGTAATTATTCGGCTTGGCAATACATCTTAAATCCATATCGAACAAGCTTATCTACATTTGCCAATAAATTTTTGACAACAAGAGATAAAACACAAGCAAAAGTAATGAGTGGCGAGAAGTTTTTTATCTCTTATTTTAATGCTGATGCAGCTAATGTAACGGCAACCATTCAAAAATTAAATGAGGATGGAACAAATAATGGCTCATCTTCAACAGGTTCTGGAATATCAACAGGGCAATCTTTGCTATTAGACCTTTCTCCTACTGCGATTAATGGCTATTTAGGAAGTTCTTTTATTACTGATAGTACATTTGCCTATTCGGTAACAATTGGAAGCGATACAATCAAACTAATGCAGACTTGCGCACCAAGATTTACTCCAGTTTATTTAGCTTTTCAAAATGCTTTTGGTGGTTATGATACTTTTGCTTCAAGATTATTGTCAAGAAATATGAAGAAATTCAATCACAAGAATTATGATTCTGTTGATTATGTTCGAAGTGGTGGATCAATGAGTTATAAAGATTCGTATAATCGATATTATGGTGGTATGACAAACTTTGCTACAAGCATTGACCAATCATATAAAATTGTTTCTGACTACTTATCCGTTACTGATTATAATTGGGGTGCTGAAATGCTTGCAAGTAATGAGGTTTATTATTGCATCAATGGCGATTATTATCCAATCACTTTCCAAACTCAAAACTGGGAAGAAAAGAATTATAACTCGGATAAGATGTTCAATTTTGAATTGACATTTGATTTAGGCAAAACTACTTACGCTCAATTTAGATAGATGATTACAGAGATATATGTTGAAGGGCAAAGGCTTGATTTATTTTCTGACATTGGAGCAGATTTAAATTATTCTATTGATGATGTAAAAGATTTTGCATCAAGAAATACTAACTATTCTAAGACTATAACCATTCCCGGAAATGCAAACAATAATAAGGTATTTGGTCACATATACGATTTTGGTGCTGGCAATAATTATGGTTATCATTCTACTGGTTCAAATGTCGGTTATAACTTCGATCCTACACGTTCAGCGGCTTGTAAAATATATCATAATAAAATACAGATATTCA